GATAATGGGGTACCTGGTGATACAAATGTTAGTTGGTTAACTACAGGAAGTAATTGTTTTCTTTTAGGAGGGCCTTTAGTTCTTACATCAGCTAGTATAGGAGCAGTTACATCAAGCGGAACTAACGTATTTGTAGGTACTGCTCTTACAGTTATTCATACTTACAATAAATCAATAAAAGACCAAATCCCTTATATAAGCATAAATCAAGCACCGTTTGCAGGACCTAATATTCCTTATTTATATACTCAAAGTTTTGGTATACCTAATAATGTACTAATTGATCCTAACAACTCTAGTAATTATATAAGATATGATGTGAGTCAATCAATAGTAGCTAATAATTCCTCAGATGAATTATTAAATTATAAAGATACACAAGCTCCATTTTTAATAGAAGAAGGAGATGAAATAAAAATTCAATATAATACTCCAAATGAGTTAGGTGTAGATGTTACAAACACTCAAACTTTTCAAGTAATAGGAGTCCCTAATAATGGGTTTGATGAAGGTGTACCTAATGATACTGATTCATTTTTATTAGATGGTGAATGGAAAAAAATAGCTAATGATGCTACAACAAGGAAAAATTTGATGTACGGATTTAGCCCAGTTGACCCACTTACAACTTCTACCTTTACTTATAGAGCAAGTACTAATTGTTTTGATAAAATTGAAGTAACCCCAGACCCACAAAGTCTAAATCCACCTATTATATCGGGTTCTATTAATAACTTCCAAATAATAAGAAGGGTTAATGCTGATGATAGAGTTATTTTATTCCAAACAGCACCAAGAGGTTCTGAAGGAGTTAATACTCCAAGTGGTCCTGGATTTTTAATACCTAATGATTTAACTAGTACTCAAAAGTTAAATGTTGAATCACTTATATCATTATTAAACTCAAAAAACACATTTAAAGACGAATTACCAAGTAGAGATGAAGGTTTAACATCATAATTTTAAGCTTGGATTAAAGAAGAAAAATTTATATATTTATAACAAAATAACTAAACACAAATGGGATATTTAAACAATCAAGTAGTAACAATAGATGCTATTTTAACCAAAAAAGGAAGAGAGTTATTAGCAAAGGGAGATGGTTCTTTTCAAATAACACAATTTGCGTTAGCAGATGATGAAATTGATTACACCCTTTACAATCCTCAACATCCATCAGGTTCAGCTTATTATGGAGAGGCAATCGAAAATATGCCTCTAATAGAAGCATTTCCAAATGAAAACCAAATAATGAAATACAAACTAGCTACTTTACCAAGAGGTACGTCTAGAATGCCTATATTAGATTTAGGACAAGGAAATGTATCATTAAAACAAACAGCCCAAACAACAATAACTCCTCAAACTTTAAATTATTTAGGAAATGATTCAGTATTTGAATCATCAGGATATACATTTACAATTTCAGATATTAGATTATTTAGTAGTTTTGTAGGAAGTGGAGTTGAACAACCTGCAACTTTACGAACTAGCTCTACAGAAACTGTAGGTACTAATGTTTCTAAAACAGTAATAGGTACTACATTAACTTTAAGAGCAACAGGAGTTAATACACTATTTTCAGGTAATACACAATTACAAGCAACCTTAACTGTTGTAGGTAGAGATAGTGGAGCAAGATTACAAATCCCAGTATCAGTTAAACAAACAAAATAATTAAAGAATTATGTCATTTAAGAGATTACAACCAGAAGATATAGTAATTAGTACAGATTCAGTAGCTGGTACAGTATGGTCAGATAATGTCCCAACATTAACTAATTTTTTTACATCTTCAATTCAAACACAAGGTGCTATTGGCCAATTTTATTACTCAATTTATCAAACAACTCCCTCTGCTGATAATTCAGCAGTTCAATTTGATATTGCTTATTGTGATGAATATGGTAGTGGAAGTGAATATTATAATACATTAACTCCTGGTTACTCACCAACAGGAACAAATTATGGACAATATTTAACTTTAATTTTAGCAGATGAAAACTCTGAATTTACCTTTGGTAATCAAACATCAGATTATTTTTATGTAATAAATTTACAAAGAGCAAGATATAAACAAAGTATATTGCCCGGTTCTTTAATTTTAAAACTACAAAATGGTTCTGAAGAGGTAACATTAACAGATGATAGTCAAGCTGGATCAATAGTGCAATTTACAGATGCTGGTAGGGTATATAATATAGTTTCAGGATCAGCGGGATCTGTTAATACTTCAAAACAAGCTAATGGATATACTACTACAAAGGGTTCATATGGTTTACTTCTTCCAGACATAGATGTTCTCTTATTAAATGGAGCAGCATTAGATGCAAATTCTACAATTGGAGGAATTAGTTTAGGTACAGGAAGAAATGCTAATACTGTAGATAATAATCCTGAAAAATTGTATAATGCTTTAGAATCAGGAAGTTTATTCACTATTAACAATGAAGAAGTGTTATCATCTGATTTTATATTTGTTAGAGCAAGAAACAATGAATTTAACTATTCAGAAAATCCATCATTTATATCAGGATCAACGGGAGAATTAGTTCAAAGTAGTTTTGTTGATAACCCTCAAACATATATTACTACAGTAGGGATGTATAATGACTCAAATGAATTATTAGCGGTAGCTAAATTATCAAGACCACTACCAAAAGATTTTACAAAAGAAATGTTGGTAAGAGTTAAACTTGATTTCTAAAATGAATGGGTGCGTTCAAACAATTAACAACCAAGGATGTTGTAATAACACCATTTGAAGCTAGTAAAGATCAAACTTTTACGGGTAATGAAATAACTGGTTCTAATGTTGGTATAGAAATATATTATGGTCAAAATTTAACATCTAGTGTATATCCTGGAAGGCCTAAAATAAATTTTTTAGAAACAGGGTTTGTTTATAAACAAGAGGTATCTTTAGTTTATAGTAGCATTAAACAATTATATTATTCTAATTACATTTCTTCAAGTTTAGGAGATGATGTTCCTTTACCCATTTTAATACCAGGAGCAAATGAAGAAAGTACTAGAACCACAGGACAAGTATCCGCTCCTAGATATGATAATTATTTACAATCAACATTAACACAATCCAGATATTTCCCTACAGCATCGAATGAAACGATATCTGTGATATCAATACCTTCAACTTTGTATGGTGAATTAATTATTCCAACTACATTTAGGTCAAATTATACATCTTCATTAGGAGATAAATTTGACATAGTAGATGATGGAGAAGGTAATATTTTAGTAAATGGGGATATAAATGGTCAAATATTTTATTCTCATGGTATTGTGACTATAACAACAGGTAGTTTACAAGATTTTGGAGTAACTGTTGGTGAAAATTTAAGTGATTTACAAATTAATTTCTCATCTAATATTTGCATTTATGAACATCAATATAAATGTGGTATAAGAGATAATGAATTTACATATTCCCAAAACCCATCTATTTTATCAGGAAGTAGTGATGATCAATATTATGATTTTGCAACAGGATCAGAGTTTGTTCCTTATTTAACTACAGTTGGACTATATAATGAAAATAATGATTTATTAGTAGTGGGTAAAATGTCCCAACCTATCCCAGTTTCTCAATTTTCAGATACTACAATAATAGTAAATTTCGATACATAATGTCTTGGATTAATACAAATGGAGAGATAATCTCTAAAATATCAGATTTTCCTGATAATACTTTTGGATTTGTTTATAGAGTAGTTCATAAACCTACAGATAAAACTTATATAGGAAAAAAAGTGTTATACTATCAAAGAAAAGTAAAGTTAACTCAAAAAGACCTTAAACTATATGAAGGGGTAGTAGGTAGAAAACCTTCATATAAATTTGCTATAAAAGAGTCAAATTGGATAGATTATTGGGGTTCAAATAAGCTACTTAAAGAAGTAATGGACTTAGAACCTATAGAAAATTTTGAACGTCATATTATTAAAACTGCACCAAATAAAAAACTATTAACATACTATGAAACAAAATACCAATTTATTTACCAAGTATTAGAAAAACCAGATGAGTTTTTTAATGATAATATTCTTGGAAAGTTCTTTACAAAAGACTTTGATGGGTAAAATAACTTTCATACATTACATTATATGATTAATGAACTACTAGTTAATCTAGTAAATAAAGTTTTAGGAACAGGTAAAAGGACTGCTCGTGGCAATCAAGCACATCATTGTCCTTTTTGTAACCACCATAAGAAAAAATTAGAAATAAATTTTTCCCAACATAAAAGAGGTTTAAACCCCTGGCATTGTTGGGTATGTAATAAAAAAGGAAATAGAATATCTACTTTATTTAAAAAAGTAAATGCATCCCCTGAACATTATCAAAAACTAATTAAGTTAATAGGAGAAGAAAAAGAGTATAAAAAAGAAAAAACATTTAAAGCTTTAAAACTACCAAAAGAATTTACATCTATCCTCAATAATTCCGATATATCAGCTCGTCATGCTTTGTCTTACTTAAAACGTAGGGGGTTAACTATAGAAGATATTAAAAAATATAATATAGGGTTTTGCCCTAATGGTTCTTATGCTAATATGGTTATTATACCTTCATATGATGAAACTGGTGAATTAAATTATTTTACTGGTAGATCATATCAAAAAGACCCCTATATTAAATATAGAAACCCTGAGTGTTCTAGAGATATAATTCCATTTGGGTTATTTATAAATTGGGATTTACCTTTAGTATTATGTGAAGGTCCATTTGATGCAATGGCTATAAAAAGAAATGCTATACCTTTATTAGGTAAAAACATACAATCAAAATTACTTAAAAAAATTATAACATCCTCAGTTAAAAAAATCTATATAGCATTAGATACTGATGCAAAAAAACAATTTTCTTC